CCATTATCAAGATTAGTCAGTTTAACCGTTCCAGCATATTCATCATCCACAAAAAACAATTGACCCGAAGAAACCACAAACCTGCATTGATATGCATTCATCATTGCTCCAAGTTGTCTAATCTTAGTTTTAATCTCTAAAAGTTGAGCGTTGTTGATTATATTCTTATTCATATTTTATTAAAGTTTATCTATTATTTTGTCACCCATTTCCTGCCATTCATCACTCACGCTTATAACCAATCCTATGACAGTGAATGATAATAACAACGTAAAAATAAGCCATAACAGAAAGCAGATAAAAACACATACATACCTCATGATTTTTTAGTTGTTAGATAAAAGCAAAATCGGTTCATTTGACTCCGCAATTGCTTTTATTTGTTCTGGATTGATAAAACTCTTGACTTGTTCACTTATCTTACAAATAGATTTGATCATATCAACGAATAATTTTGAGGTGCATTCGTTGCATTCCACTTCCATTACCGGCTTATGTCGATTGTATGATATGCATGTTACATAATTCAGCCAGTGCGCATAAGTTCCTTTTTCTGTATTTAACCTGTCGTATTCTACTTTTGTCTCTCCATTACCATATTCAATTACTCTTTTTAGAAATGGTTTTGCATAAACACTAAAACCGAAAGGTTGGGTGTTTAAGGCATCTAAACGAGAGGTTCCATCTCTCCATTTCCCGTTTTCATCACCTCCTGTCCATTCTTTAGAGGCATTAGGGACAATATTTCCATTTTTGTCATATGAAAACATGCAATTCGTTTCCAGTTGATACTTAATAACAGGCACTTCTTCTACTATTTTATAACTTAAACATCTCTTCAGAACTTCCCTGATTTGACTTTCCAAATCAGAAAGTACTATACTATTGAAATATCCTTCGTTGCCTAATCTGTTTGTAGGTAATTTGATCCCATAAGAATGAATCTTGTCCACATCTTCTTTTGACAAGGTAGTGGTAAACACTCCTTCTTTGGTGACATTCACTTTAACAGTTACAGACAAACTGTTATTAGCGTTCTTTTCCGTTATATTAATCAGATCTTTTTAAAATCAATTCGAATAAATATAATGCATTCCTGCTTCATATACCTTATGTACATCAGGGTCATTCTTGTCTTCCGGCTCCAATTCGCTCTCTTCACAAGTATAATCCCATTCAGTATTATAGTACAAATCCTCGTCTGTTTTCTCCAAGGAACAATCTTTCATTAGATTCATATTTTCTCCCCAGACTGCAACTTCTTGTCGTTGCTCTTCTTCTGTCATAAGGGATATTTTGTCTTTTAATTCTTTCCAGGTCATGATTTCTAAAATATGATCAATAATTCATTCTACATCAAAAAGTTGATCTAACACCAATAATTCTGCATCCATATCTTCATCTTTCGGGAAACGAACTTTTATGTTTCCGAACTTAGATGTCTTAAACAAGATGTAGGGGTTCATGTCTTCGGCGGTCACCGGCTTATACTCCTTAACTTCCGACATCTTGAGATACCAGTCACCTATTTTTACAAATCCGGAGAAGATAGAACACAGATGCGCTTTCACGGACTGTATCTCCTTTTTATCTTTGAAAGGTTTGACATACTCCCATCGCTAAAGCAAATGGGATTCTTGGATACAAACGCAAGAAACCCCGACATTACTATCGTTGGAATTACTCTTGCTTTCCAATTCGGAAATGCCCTTCCGAAGTATATTACGGGCTGCAAGAACATCACGGTCGTTAACTGCGCCGCACGCTGGGCACACGCGTAACGACAGTCCTTTATTAATGCAGCCACATTCGCAAGTTTTGGAAGAAGGATACCATTTGTCAATCTTGTGTATCGTTACTCCATACTTTGAAGAAACATACATTAGCTTATCAATAAAAGAAGAATGGCTAAGATCGGAAATCTTCTTTCCCCACAAACGTTTCATTCCTTCAATGTTTAGATCTTCAATAAAAATATAATCATATTGTTTACACAAATCATGAGCTAATTTCCATTGAAAGTATGATCGAAGATCGTTTATTTTACGATACGCTTGTTGTAGTTCAAACAGTCTCCTTCTTCTATTGTTAGATCTTTTCTTTGCGTTAGAAAACCGTTTGTTTAGTTTTCTAATTTTGTTTTGATATTGTTTGAAGAATAGAGGAGAATCGATTTTGCTACCATCGCTTTTAGTCAGATAAGTTTTTAGCCCAAAATCCAATCCTATAGATGCACCATCATGTGTCTTTCTATAAGAGTTTGTAGAATTATGGTCTGTAACTATAATCAAACTAAAACGGGAACAGGTTTCTCTAACTATTCTTATTTGTTTAACATTACCTTCATAAGGTCTACTGTATGAGAATCTAAATCGTTTCTTTCCTTTGTTAATTGTTAGACAATTACCATTCAGGGTAAAACCTCCTTGTTTGAATACAAAAGAATTGAATTTCTCCGGTGATTTAAACTTAGGAGGTCGTTTAGCCAATTTCTTGAAGAAACGATTATAAGATTCATCAAGACGTTCAAGTATTTCTTGTGTTGTTTGGGAATGAAGTAAGTTTCTTTTAATTCTTTTGGCAAAATGCTTCTTCATCTTACCAATTGATATATATTTTCCAAACAGTTTGTAATACCTACGTTGTAGAGCTAACGCATGATTCCACACAAAACAACATTCACGAAGCATTTTGTCAAGATACTTCGTTTTCTTGGAATGATAGATGTTGTATTTGTATGAAATCATTTTTTATCTGTAATTTTGATTCAAAATTAATCAACCCAATTCATCCACCTTCTAAAGCATGATGGTTTTGTTGGTTAAATAATCATAAAATAGCTCATTGTTATAAGTGATTTTGTTTTATATCAGGTAAGTAATTTGTAATAACATCAAGTGATATCCATAACTCTGGCTCTATGCTGTTTTTTATTCTATCACTAAAAAGCGAATTATCATCACAATCACAATGAGAGATTGTGATATAACAATCTTGATAATCCCACCAATGGGCTGATTTAAAATCGTCCCCTCCATTCCAGAATCCTATTCTTATACCTCTTGGGTTGAAATCTTCATCTATCCAACTTGGATGGTAAGCCAACACTTCTTCTCCCTCTGGAGGTTTTTCCTCTTTAAATTTCTTCCAGTTCATTTTTTCTTTAATTAATTAAGTACAAATATAAAAGTTTAACATGCTACCACGCCTAAATTGTGTTAAATTATATTTATTTATCCCCAATCTTTTTAATCTTTGTTGGTCTTGACAATCGATAATCCTTTTCTATCGGTCTACCGAATACGTTATTCCTATATCCTTTATATCCTTTCTCGTAAACGCTAACCCTTGCGCAGAACTCAACCACATCGCCTGGTGACAAATCGGCGCTTTTGAATCCTTTTGTCAAATCAAACCACAAATGGTCTGTTACCACTTTACCATTGAGTAACACGTCTTGCAAAAGTATTGTCTCTACGGATCCTTTATACCCATCCCTAAATCCAAAACGAATGAATATCGCTGTGAATATGTGTCGATCTTTTGATCCTATCATTTTCAGTTCTTTTCTCATGATCTTTCATTTATTTGTTTCGTTTATAAAATTGGTAATATCCTTTAGATATCCTTCTGTCATCTCTATGAAATTCACACAATCTAATTTGCTTAACTTGTAAATCAATGCCGGATTGTGTACTATGGCTATAATTTGTGTTTGTGGTTTATGGAATGACAATACATTATAAATTTGCATTATGTTGTCAATGTCAAGATTCCTATCTGGCTCATCCATGAGAACCGTGTATTCAAAACTGCTTTCTGTTAATGTTATGCGGCTTCTTTCATAATACTTCAACAGGTTATCAATTCTTTTAATCCAAAACGCATTTGATTTTTTCTTGTATTCTACAAGATCTTGTATTGGAAATATATAATCCTTTTGACCGAACATTAAATTGAAAAGTGATTCCAATGATAACACCACTTTCTCTCCATAAGATCTTCGAATATTATTCACATACAAATCTAAGTTGCTGATGTTTTTCAATACGCTATCTCGATTCATCTCCGCCGATGGCAATAAACGGAATACTTTCCCTGCATAATCGGATGATATGTCAATCCCATCAAGAACCTTGTCATCATCATCAAATATAGGTGGAAAATCCAGTGCCTCGATCGGTATTTCAGAACACATGGATTTCTCACATAACGCATACATTGATATGATGTTAAGCAAAGTTGATTTTCCACTACCGTTTTTACCTATAATTACATTCACTCCTGGCTTGAAAATAAATTCTCTACCATTTTCAAACGCTTCTATGTCAGAAGCATATTCAAATGGAGTTTTTGTATTGTCTTTTATTTTTACCGATGTTATCATATGTAATCCTTTTTAAAAATCAATTACCGCCCGAACCATGTCTCCGATGTGCTTGTTGCCGGTGCCCGTGAGGCCACTGGAGAAGACCACGTACCACGCGACGGCCTGGCTGCTCTCAGTACTGGACCAATACCACGTCGAGGAGAGGGGAGATGCCGAAACATAAGTGAATGCTTTGTTTAGTTCGTCCATATAATGGGCCATTAAATTTAATTGACCAAGAGATGGTATATACTCGCCATCTTCCAGCAGATTTCTCAATTTTGGATTTCTGGTTACAAGGCGTTCCGTATTGCCGCGTCCGTCAATGTCAAACAGCGCATCACATTCACGTTCGTAATATGTCCCACTTCCGGATTCTTCACGGCTATCATCGTCAAGCAATTGTATGATATCATGCTCCGTCAGTGAGATTGCAAATGACATGTATCTGTGCTTCAACCCAATGTATCGTACACAATCTTTGGAGTTATCGCCGGTAAACGGCTCTGCATGTCCGTCTTTGTAGATTATATACAGTCCGTCAGTTGACTCTTTCTTATCCTCTTCGGATGGTACTCTGTTTTCACATGTACATTTCTCACTTTTGGATCTTACGATTATATTCAACTCATTTAATACATGATCCCTGATGACGCTCTCGCACGCTTTTCTTACAAAATCATGATCTCTTCGTTTGAGTTCATCATTCACCATGCATCTGATCCAGTTTTCTATCTGGTTGTCACCTCCATATGTATTAACCATGTACCGTTTTACGTGTTTCTCCAATAACGGCTCTATGTTTTTGATTATATCTTCTTTGGTAAGGTGAAGTTCATTTAATATACAGTTCCTTACTGCCTTGCATTCTTTACTTGTGCTCATGATATGCCCATTTAATACTGTGAATCATATTTTCTTTCTCTCCCGCTGTCTTCCCCCATAGGATTATCCCATCCGTATTTTACAGCCGTAGCTTTAAATAGAGGTAGCCCGTAAAATCCATAATCATCCTCATCCCAGTCTTCAAGACCTTCTTCCAGGATGTAGTTCCACATCATTACACATTCAAACATTAAACTGGCTGATATTCCTCTCTGATTTAATGCCTTTTCAAAACCGAATCTTACATCTTCTTCAAGCTGTTTCAAAACATTCTCCCTGGTAAATTCAACTACAGTACTGTTCCACCTTTCTTCGTTATTGTATTCTTCGTTCGGCTCCATACCGAAATCCTTTATCATGTTATATGGGATAAATTTAGCCAGTCTGTTAAAATCTCTACCGTCTAAACATTTTGATGCTAATTCTTTAAGTTGTTCTAATGTTTTCATAAGCAATTTTGTTTTATAGGCTAATCCCATCCTCCAATAGTGTACAAAGATACATCTTCCTCCTCTACGTTTACACCTTTAATAGCCTGTAGAAGTTTTTTCTTTGTCTCCCGGCACATATTGTAACCATATCCTTTATACCGATATGAGCGCTCCCATGTACTTACTGGAAAAGGAATATTTTCGTCAATGACCAGCCTCTTCATATGAAGATGTTCGAAGAATTTCTCATGGTAGAG